TTCGATTACTTCTGCTCTGTTCGGCCAGTGTATGTATGCTTCTGGTGACTTTGCTAACTTTACTAATAAAGGTATGATAAGTTTTTCTAACTTAGCAAACTTTTCTTTGCTCTCTTTGTTAATATTATCTTTTCTTAAATCATACTCATCATCCATTTGCTTTTTAGCAATCTCTAATTCAGCCTCATTTTTATTTGTAATCTCACTTTTTGCTGAGTTTACTGCTGAGTATATTTTATCTAGTTTACTTTCAAGTCTGCTTACTAGTTCGCCAGAAACAGCTTTCGCTGTGCCTTCAGCAGTTTCTTTTACTACTGTTTCTGTTTTCTTTGCTGTGTCTGATGGTTTTTCAGAAACTGAGGTAAAACCCCAATCACCACCTGAATCAAAACCATCTAAAAAATCTAAATCTGCCATACTACTATTTATCTGCCTCCACCCTTTGTCATTCGGGTTCTATGTTTTTTTCTTACTCTCTCTATTTGTGTATCTTTTACTGACCTTTTACCGTATCTACTCGCAAGAGGACTATTAGGATGTGCTTCTGATACTTTAGATAGTACCTCTTTGAAACCACTATCAGTTTTACTATCAACTGAGCCAACACTTGATACTATGTTCATTTGTGTAGGTGGTAAAAGTGATATGTGTTTTTTCTTAGTAAATTTTTCCATGTCTGAGATTGTCATATAATCCTCAAACTCAGTTTTTGTTTTACTATTATAAAATCTATACGTTGGCATTTTCTCGCTGTCTCCATTCTTTTCTCATTTGTATGTATTTAGGGTCTGTGGTGACACGGCTTCTTGCGTCTTTAAATATCTTTGCTGACTTTGCTTTATCACTTGTTGCCCAATCTTTTTCTTGTGGTCTAACGTTGCCATTCTCATCATACTTTTTACCATCTTTGTGATTTGCATATCTTCTTGCTCTAGTAAAACCCATTTCTAAAAATTTTCTTGCCATGTCCATACCTACAAAGTCTTTCATATCTCTATAAGTGTTATATAAAAATAATATTCTTGAAGCAGATACATATGCTTCTGTGGGTGTTTTAAATCGCCAATGTTTACATATATCATTTGTGTATGGTCTTACAAGTAATACACCTTGTTCACCACGACCAATACGATATCGTTTGTCGTTCTTTTCAAACATCAAGTTCTTATAGTCTAAATTGTAATCAAATTCTTTCATGGTCTTGTTACTGCTATGAATAGTGGCACAATCATAAAAATAGAACCCCACCATGTTACATTGAATAACCACCATATGGTAGTAAGTGTAAATATGCCCATCCAAAACTCGTTCTTGTTTAATATTTTTTTAATTTTTTTCACAACCACCACCTATTTGACCACTACATTCATACCCATGTAAGAAAAACTTTCTAGGTATATCATGTTCATGGGCAAAATAAATTACAACAAAACATAAAATTATCGCAACGAATATGCTCATTACATGATTAATCATGTTCACCACCTGGATCATTTTTAGGTAAAGGCACTCTATAAGCATTACCATGAACATCCCTATAATAAACATGACCTCTTTGTCTATCAGGTGAATGATAGCCAGTTTTAAATCTATAAACATTTTCTGATACTTTAAATGTTGCAACAGTTACAACTATCGCTAGTATCAAAATAAAATGTGATACAACTGTTAGACCAAATACGGTCCATGACGCAAAATATAAACTAAATGCAATACACCATAACCATGCTAATACTTGTAACATCATATGGCGGACTTGTAAATCTGGAATGTGTTTCAAAGGATTAAACCTATAATCCATAACACCATTCCAACTATCAACTATAAAATTTCTCATGTCATACTCCCCACAAACCATTCTGGTTGTTCTCTTTTAGACCACTTAGCAAAATATGCTTTTGCTTCGTTGTAATAATTTTTGTAAGATTGAATACTATCACCTTGCACTATACATTGTGGATAGTGTTGCATAGCAGGTGGCGGTTCACGCCAACCTTCTAACTTAATATTTTCTGGTGCGTTTGATAACACTTCATTTAATAAAGCATTTGTGCTATGTATCTTACCATATCTATGTGTATATTCTTTACCTAATTCTACAAACAAAGAATACAACCACATATATTGTTTTTTAGTTTCTCTTGCCCACACTACTGATGGGTGATGATAATGCACAGCTTGATAAACAGTTTTGTCTAAGTTAGGATTGCTCATCTTATATCTTCTTACATTACGACCAGTTTTACTTTTACCAATATACTCAATACCATCTAGCATTCTATGTGCCGTAGATAATATCTGAGCATATTCTACAATCATTTTTACCACGTGTTTGTCAACGTGCTGTTCGGCACATGACTTGACATCATGATCAAGATAAAATATATTCATGTTTCTATTATATCAGATAAAAGTTGCTTTGTCAACCTGTTGCATAAGTGTTTGAAGTTTATCCATCCACATTCTTTTGAAATCTGGATGCTCTGCTTCTTGCCATGCTTTGTATAAATTTTTAGCTCTTCGCCAAAATAACTTTTCATTATATATCATACTCACCTCTTATATTGTATTGGATAACTTCTTTAACTAATTCAACATAGTTTTGATTACTAGCATATTGAGTAAGATATTCTGCCAATACAAGACCATCATCAACGCCACTATCTCTTGCCGCTCTAAATTCTGTAAAAGCAAATACTTCGTTTAGTATTCTTAAATAATCACGAACACTATCACATCTAGTTTCATAAACTTTTACACCCCAACCTGGCCATTTAGTCCAAGGTATCGGTAGTAAGTGTGGCTCATCAATATTCCATGTTCTAATACCAAATAAATTATTACCTTCATTTGCAAATCTTGATTTGCCCCAACCAGTTTCTATTGCTGCTTGAGCAATAATTAGTTCTTTAGGCACTCTATTTTCAAAAGGCACTTCATTTGTATAAAGATAATCTATACATTCATTTAAAGAATATACAAATTCATCTTTTGTTTCTGTTTGCACAACAGGCACAACTAACTCATGATATAGTTTTATTTCACCTCTTATATCTTCTGTTGGTTCTGGTATAACAATATTGTCATCACCGTCTTTATAAAAATCTGGACAACCATCATCCGTACATGGTTTCTCAGCACAGGCATATACAAAAAAATACATACCTAAAATCGTTAAGATTATTGAAAATGATTTCATAGTAGTTTCCTCAATTCTCTTTTTGTTGCATAAGGTTTATGCAATTTACAAGTGAACCATCTAAACCTAGGATCAGGTGTAGCAGGTCCTTCAAACTCTAACTCGTTTGTTGCTTCTGCATATATCAATTTTTTCATAAACAAAGATAGAGCAGCGTCATATTCTTTACAAGGTTTATATGATAGTCTATCTCGTTTAGGTGTTTCATAAATACCCTTACGGCTTTCAACTATTCCTTTAATTATTTTTTTCTCGTATCTATTTAATTTCATGATAATATTTATTCTCCATAATTATAGGGCACAGGTGCACCATTGTGATTGTTTACAAAACATACAACACCAGGTTGATTTTCAACCTTAGTTAATCTAGTCCTAGTTTTCATATGTTTGACGTAATGTGAATTAGTATTAAAATGTATGCTAAGGTCTTTCTCTTGCACAGGATAAACTGTATCATTTTCTCTTAATTCAGGTTTCAACATCATATAATAATTATATGCAAGGTCTTCGGTTGCAAACCAAACAACACCTTGTATTTCTAAAATTTGTGGTTCTTTATTTTGAAAAGATACCATACAATACATATTGTCAGCGGGATTATTCATTAGACAGCCGCCATCGCTAATTGTTCATTCCATTGATAGAAGCCATACCAAATTAGTATGGCAAAAGCAACATAAAATAGTATAACTTTTTTCATTAAGCAACCCTCCCAATGTTAAGTTTAGGAGAAGTGATATACTGTTTTTTTGCAACAGAAATCATGTTCATAGGAACGCCATACATCATGCCGTTATCCATATGTTTAACACGAGCACGTGTTTTCATAACTTTATGAACAACACCTAACCATGAAGTGTTACGACCGTCAACTCTAACTAAATCGCCAACTGATAAATCAGTTTTAACTTTTAAAGCGTCAGCGGTTCTACGTGCTTTCAAAGCACTTACAATAATATTATTGTAGTTAGGACCCCAATCAGGTTCAGTTTGAATAAATGATAGAACATCATTTAAGGTAGTGAAGTTTTTAACTTTCGATTTAATCATAATATAGTCTTTCTTTTTTGTTACTATGATACTAAGCTACACTATTTTGATCTAAAAATCAAGCGAAAAATGGATTAAAAAACCCTTGTTTTCTGCGAAAAACTGGAATAAATGACATAAAAAAACCCTTATAAATCAACAATTTACAAGTCATTGAAATATAAGGGTTTTTAAGTAATAAAATATTACTGTTTTTTCATAAAATTATCGTCCCAATTGAACGCTTCTTTTACTAGATTTGCTGTAAAGCCTTTGTATTTGTTATTCACTTTTTTATTCACAACCGTTACTAGAAAATCTGCCTCTTCAGCAGATAGGCCCTCTAATATTTGTATGAATAAGGTTTCTCTTTTTGTATTTGATATTGTATTATCGCCACCTTTTGTAAACAAATACAATCTCTTTGCTTCTTGCGATAGCAAAGTATGATCTGTTCCTATTGGTGCGTCATTCTTTCTGTATGGCACATCGCCTTTTGGTAGTAACCATTCTATGTTTGGATCAAAAGCACCTTTTAAAACTTGTCTTAGTGATACCGAATCATGTTCTTTTAACACTTTTAGTTTTTTTGGTTTATCTTTTGCATTGTTTATTTTTGTAGCAATCTCACTCATCAAAGGCGGCACGGCTCTGCCAGCGTCTTGTAACGCTTGCATTCCCATTTTAGTTGCTAGTGCTGGG